ATGGATCCCCTAATCTATAAAGTGTTACCCAGGCATAACTTCTCTATCACGCTCAGAAAAAAAATTCCCAGGTATGAGAACCACTCACAGAGTTTTATAAAATTCATGATAGAATACCAGGTAACTCAAAAAATTTCGCCCAGAAAAAATGCCCCGTAGACATCAACCAACTTATCGCCCACAGAACATGTGTTGGTCTTGCTTTTATACATGGTATCCTCGTGGAAAGAGTTTTTCAATAAAGTGCCCTAATTGTGGCTCTACGAATACAGGATTGGATATCATGGGATTCTTAGTGATTCTATTTGTAATCATTGTATTCTTAGTGTATATGGCAAGTCATTAAATTCAAAAAACACTATATAAATGTGAAATTGTAAAGTTATATACTGAAATGAAAAAAAATTCTGAGGAAAATTTTCAGCCCATTCAAGTTGATGCAATTACGGGCGAATATTATGTCGTGATTCCAGAATGGATTGCGAACGAACTTTCATGGTATGAAGATACTGAACTCTCATTTACCATGGATGGAGATGAAGTGGTGCTTACCGAAAATAAGTGAGTGATTGACAAGTGATATATAATGCGTTATGATACTGATGTAAACCAATTTCAATTATGTCTAAAGGATTTACCGTAAAAGCAAAGGCGCCCGTCAAGCCCCAAACTGACGAATGGGATTATGATTTGGCAAGAGAAATGATTCGTGGAAAGACAGTTGTATTCTGTCTTCCTGGGCGTGGCGTTTCATACACATACCTGAAAAATTTTGTGCAACTCTGTTTTGATCTTGTGCAGTCTGGTGCAAGTATTCAGATTTCACAAGACTATTCTTCCATGGTTAACTTCGCACGCTGCAAATGCCTTGGTGCCAATGTATTAGCAGGACCCGATCAACTTCCATGGCAAGGAAATCTAAAGTATGATTATCAGTTGTGGATCGATAGCGATATCGTTTTTAATACTCAACAGTTTTGGCAACTGATTCTGATGGATAAAGATATTGCCGCTGGATGGTATTGCACAGAAGATGGTATGACCACTTCAGTTGCTCACTGGTTGGAAGAAGATGATTTCCGCAAAAATGGCGGTGTGATGAATCACGAAACCCTTGAAAGTATTTCAAAGCGTCGTAAACCATTCACCGTTGATTATACCGGATTCGGATGGCTTCTGATCAAGCACGGTGTGTTTGAACATCCTGAAATGAAGTATCCTTGGTTTGCACCTAAAATGCAAGTCTTTGAGTCTGGAGAAGTGCAAGATATGTGCGGAGAAGATGTTTCATTCTGTCTGGATGCTAAAGAGTCTGGATTTGAAATCTGGTGCGATCCTCGTATTCGCGTCGGGCATGAAAAAACTCGTATTATCTGATGACTAAGTATAATATTCTTGTAAAAGGAAGAAAAATCTATTCAGAACTTTCTGAAGAAGAATATTTTGATATTATGGAGGATCTGTCATCTCAATTCTATGAGACAGGTTCTCCAGAACCAACTGATATTGATACCGAATTAATAGGAGAATAATTATGGCAACTAAAAAATCATTGAGCGGTGCTAAATTAATTGAATCCCGCCCAAAGAATACTCGTCAAGGTGATGGTGCTCATACAAAATATGCTGCAACTTCACGTAATAAAGCAAGAAAAGCTTATAGAGGTCAAGGAAGGTAATTCTTCATGATTCAATTGAATCCTCAAATACCCGTTCTCACCCCGAAGGGGAAAGGATGGGCATTTTTTTTAATTGATCGTTCACAGGAACACGACCTAGAATGGGTGGTATTCTTAGATGATGGCGGATATTGTTGGACTTTTCAGAATTCTGAGATCAGAATACAGAAAAATCTAACATTTGCACGCAAAAACATTGTAGGATTCGGAAGTTTTATGGAATAAACTCTTCATTCTTTAAGATTTTTGTGTTTTTGAACGATTTTATGGCGAATTTTGATCTTTATATACCTTTTTCTCGTCTTGAATAGAAATAAAAAAACATCGCGTCACTCTCGTCTTGAAGAAAGGCAAAAAAACCAACAAAATTTTGAAACTAAATAGATTTTCGGAGATAATTTTGAGGATTAATGTGAATTGGAAAAATTTTCAATGGGAAATCATATCTTATTAGAGATTTATGCTGTCAACTATGACTTATTAAATGATATTCAATCCCTTTTGGAGGTTATGAAGAAGGGAATTGAACGTGCTCAAATGGAAATTTTGAATATTTTCACTCATCAGTTCACTCCACAAGGTGTTACGATTGTAATTGCACTTTCGGAAAGTCATGTTTCATGTCATACATGGCCTGAAAAAGGATGTATTGCCATTGATGTCTATACTTGCGGCGGTGGAAATCCAAAATTAATTGTATTAGAGTTATTAAAATATTTAAATTCAGATCATTATAATCTCAGACATTTAGATCGTTAAATAATTACAAGGAGATAGCAACCTCCTTTATAAAAGTTCTGTTTTTTCACAAAAACAGGAGCTAAAATGTCAAATCTAAAAGTTGATAGAGACAAAGAATATATGAGACAAATGTGGGGAACCACAAAACTTGCGACTGATTACACTACAGAACAAAAAGTTTTGCAGGAAATTATGCATGATCATGCCCCAATGCATGATTTAAAAAAACAAACTGATCTTCATGAAAAAATTCGTAATGACGAAGATTATGATGATTGGGAATACGGCACTGAACCATCCTATGGTTCCTCATGGAAATAGGCATAAATAACTGAAGAAATTTGTTTCAGAATGGCAGTACAAAGGATATCTAGATCATTTAAAGATATTAGTTTATCCTTTGTACCTCATCCAGTTACAAAGGATTTACCAGTCATAACAAATGAAAATGCAATCATAAGATCTGTTAGAAATCTTGTAGAGACAATACCAACAGAAAGATTTTTTAATTCTTTACTTGGGTCTGATGTGGTTTCTCTTCTTTTTGATTTTGTTGATTATGGTACTGCTTCTGCAATTAAGACTCAAATTGAAACCGTAATTCGTAATTATGAGCAAAGAGTCAATAATGTCGTAGTTGGAGTGAATCCACAACCAGATCAAAATAATTTTGAAGTCATTATTTCATTTGATATTATTGGGCAACAAATCCCAACACAACAATTTACATTCTTACTAGAGGCAACAAGATAAAATGCCTTTTACAAAGTTTACGAATTTAGATTTTGATCAAATCAAAACTTCAATCAAAGATTATCTCCGTGCAAATTCTAACTTCACGGATTTTGATTTTGAAGGATCAAACTTTTCTATCTTAATCGATACATTAGCATATAACACTTATATTACGGCGTTTAACTCTAATATGATTGTAAACGAATCCTTTTTGGATTCGGCAACTCTTAGAGAAAATGTCGTTTCTTTGGCGAGAAATATTGGATATGTTCCTCGCTCAAAACAGGCATCGCAAGCAAATATATCTTTTTCTGTCGCTACAAGTAGCACAAGCCCCACACTTACCTTAAATCCTGGTCTCGTTTGTACAGGAACATCTTCAAATGGTTCTTATGTTTTCTCAACAAAAGAGAGCATTACCGCTCCAATTGTATCTGGTGTTGCAAATTTTAATAATATTACTGTATATGAGGGCACATATTTAACTCAAGTATTTACATATGATGGATCACTTGATCAACGATTTATTTTATCCAATCAAGGAATTGATACTTCAACTTTGATGGTTTATGTAAAAGGAACTGCGGATACTGGATTAGGTCTTGAGTATTCTTTAGTTGATAATATTCTTAATGTTGATTCTCAATCTGAGATTTATTTAATTCAAGAAGTTCAAGACGAAGAATATCAAATCTTTTTTGGTGATGGTGTATTTGGCAAAAAACTTGATAATGGTGCAATCATTACCACATCATATATTGTCACAAATGGATTGAATGGAAATGGTGCCGCTAATTTTACATTTGCAGGAAGTTTAAGTGATTTAAATGGCAATCCAATTATTCCAAATGGGAAGGTTACAGTCGTTACGAATACCCCTTCAATAAATGGTGCAAATATTGAAACGATTGATTCAATTAAATATTTTTCACCTAAAGTATATTCTGCTCAAAACAGAACAGTTACTGCTCGTGATTATGAAGCAATCATTCCTAGAATTTATCCAAATGCACAATCAGTTTCAATTGTTGGTGGTGAAGAATTAAATCCACCACAATATGGAGTTGTACAAATTAGCATTAAACCTAAGAATGGAGTTTATGTATCCGACTTTGATAAGACAAATATATTAAATCAATTAAAACAATATAGTCTATCTGGAATTAGGCAAACAATTGTAGATTTACAATTGCTGAATATTGAAGTTGAATCTTATGTTTATTACACAAATTCTCAAGTAAGTTCAATCCATAACTTAAAGAATGCTGTTATTTCTTCCTTAAATACTTATGGAAATTCAATTGATCTGAATAAATTTGGTGGTAGATTTAAATATAGTAAGGTATTGCAAATTATAGACAACACTGATGCTTCTATTACTTCAAATATTACAAGAGTTAGAATTAGAAGAGATTTAGTCGCATCTACAAATAGATTAGCTCAGTATGAGTTGTGCTATGGAAATGCTCTTCATATCGACCCTAAAGGATATAATATTAAATCAACTGGATTTTATATTCCATCAGAACAAAATACATTATATTTCACAGATGTACCAAATAAAAATTCATTAGGTAATTTGGATGGAAGTGGGAAAGGAGTTATTTTAATTGTAAAACCTAATCCCAATGTTGGAATAGATACAACTTCTTCCCCATACACTGTAGTTGTAGCAAATGCGGGCACAATTAATTATTATACTGGAGAAATTTTATTACATCCTGTTTATATAACTTCGACCGTATTGGAAAACAATGTAATAGAAGTTCAGGCATATCCAGAATCAAATGATGTTGTTGGATTGAATAATCTCTACATTTATTTTGATCTCTCAAAAAGTGAAATAAATATGGTTAAAGATACTATTTCATCTGGTGATAATATTTCTGGATCCACATTTAATAGTATCTCAAGTTATTCAGATGTAGAAAACGGGCAATTAACGAGGATAGTATAATATGATACAGACTGGATTTGAAACAAGAGTTAAAGTTCAGGATATAATTCAAAACCAACTTCCAGAATTTATACTACAAGAAAGTCCTTTAACATCAGATTTCTTAAAGCAGTATTATACTTCTCAGGAATATCAGAGTGGACCAGTTGATATTGCTGAAAATTTAGATCAATATTTAAAGTTAGATAATTTAACACCAGAAGTTGTAGTTAATAATACTTATCTTTCTGTTGGTATTACATCTACAGATTCTACGATTACAGTTAATAGCACAAAAGGATATCCACAGTCTTATGGTCTATTAAAAATTGATGATGAAATTATCACCTATACTGGAATATCAGAAAATTCTTTTACTGGTTGTATTAGGGGATTTAGTGGGATCACTAGTTATCATAATTCATCAGATCCAGAAGAACTTGTTTTTTCTACTTCTAATCAATCATCACATACAATAAATTCTTCTGTATCCAATTTAAGTGTATTATTTCTAAAAGAATTTTATAAAAAATTTAAATATACTTTTACTCCAGGATTAGAAAATAATGATTTTAATTCTAATTTAAATATTGGAAATTTTATTAAAAGTGCAAAATCATTTTATCAATCTAAAGGAACAAAAGAATCATTCAGAATTTTATTTAATGTTCTTTATGGAGTTACTCCAACCGTTGTAAATTTAAGTGATTCATTAATAAGACCATCATCTGCAGAATACTTAAGAACAGAAGAAATAGTAGTAGAGGTAATTTCAGGTAACCCAAGTAAATTAATTGGGCAAACAATTACTAAATCTGATGATCCAAATACATATGCCTCAGTATCTCAAACACAACCATTTACAATAAATCAAAAACTTTATTATAAAATTTCACTTTTTGTTGGTTATAATGATACTTCTGCAATTGTAGGAACTTTTACCATTCCTGGAAAAACAAAAGTTGTTGAACAAACTTTACCAGGATCTTCTGTTATTACAGTAGATACTACGATTGGATTTCCACAATCAGGAAATCTTATTTGTGGAATTAATAGTATAACTTATACTAATAAAAGTGTAAATCAATTTTATGGATGCTCAGGAATTACAGTATCTATTAATCCTACAGATGATATAAGAGTAAATGAAACTGTTTTTGGATATGAAGATGGAGATACTACTAAACCAGTATATTTAAGAATTACTGGGGTAATATCGGACTTTACTTCATTATTAACCAATTATAGTGTAAATGAAGGTGACGTAATATCAGTAGATTATCTTGGAGAAATTATAAAAAATCCAACTACTTATAATTCCTATAAAGAAGTATTTGCAAACTCTTGGATTTACAATACAAGTTCAAGATATCAAGTAAGTGCAATTGATAATAGTGGCAATACTTTTACATTATCAAGCCCAATTGATAAATCTAGTCTTAAAATTGGAGATACAATTGATATCTTAATAAGAGGAACTCAAACAATTGTATCCTCAACTTCAAATCCTCCAAGTATTAGTGGTATAAACATAAATGATAATCAAGTAAATATAAACAATATTGGATTTACACCAAATTCAAATGTAAATTATGATATAAGAAGAAGATTAAATAAAGCTTCCAGTAGTGGAACTCCCATTGGATTTGGAAATTCAATTACTTCAGATATTCAAAATCTTTATGTTGATGATGGCACCAATTATGCTTATGTTGCAGCAAATGGTCTTCCTTCATATAATATAAATCAAAATTTAATCAGTGCTTCAATACCAAGTGCTTCTGGAAACTATATTCAAAATCAAAATTCATTTAATAACTTATACTCTGTTATTTCATTCAGTAATCCAGTTCCGTTTATAACTGGAGATTGGGTTTATTATTATCCAAGTTCAACTCTTATTCCAGGATTGACTCAAGGAAATTATTATGTTGAAGTATTATCTAATAAAAATCAAATTAGACTGTATACTTCAAGATCATTTATTGGATCTGGTGGAAATTATGTAGAATTTGGAAATCTTTCATCAGGAGCTGGGGCACAGAATTTCCTTTTAAATACTAATTCAAATAATACTTATATTTCTCCACAACTTTTACTTAAAAAATTTTCCTTAACTCAAAATATTCAAAGTGGTTTAGGTCAAAAAACTAATCCTGGACCAATTGGAATTTTAATTAATGGTGTTGAAATTCAAAACTATAAGTCAGATGATAAAATTTACTATGGGCCTTTGAATTCAATTAAAGTATTAAATGGTGGAAGTAATTATGATGTAATTAATCCTCCTCGCTTATCGGTAAGTTCTGGTGCAGGAACAACCGCTCTTGTTCAACCAGTTGTAAGTGGATCTCTTAGTCAAGTTTTTGTAACACCACAAAATTTTGATTTGAATACAGTAGTATCTGTAGCTTTAACCGGAGGAAATGGTTCTGGAGCATTGCTCACGCCTGTGATTCAAAAAAGAAGAAGAGAAATTTTATTTGATGCAAGACTTCTTACTAGCTTTTATGGTGGAGTAGATACAACTAATGAAACTATTACATTTTTATCAAATCATAATTTAAATACTGGCGATTCTGTAATTTATGATTCTAATGGAAATTCTCCAATAGGAATAGCAACCGATGGTGGTGGGGGATCAAATTCTGATCAGAATTTATATTTGGCACAAAATGCCACTTATTATGTTTCTGCCGTAAACAATAAAACTGTTAAACTTTACAATTCAAAATCTGATGCAATTAATGGCACCAATTCCATATCATTTACAAATGTCAATAATACAGGAAATCATAAATTTAAAAGTGGAACTATTCAAAATACACTTACGGAAATAAAAATCGTAGATGGTGGGAACAATTATACAAATAGAAAATTAATTGTAAAATCATCAGGAATTTCCACGGTTAATGATACAATTTATTTTAGTAATCATGGATTTAATGATGGTCATTTAGTTGTATATAATTATCAAACCAGTACAATATCAGGATTAAACACAACCAATCAATATTATATTTCTAAAGTTGATAATAATTATTTTAAATTATGTGATGCTGGAATTGGTGGAACTAATATTACAAATTATATTAGAAACAATACTATAGACTTTAAAGGAACAGGATCTGGATATCAATACTTTAGTTATCCACCAATTTCACTTGTAGTAACCTCTGCAACTGTTGGTGTAGGAACTACATCGATTAAATATGCATCTGGAATAGTTACAGCAACTCCAATTGTAAAAGGTAGTATTATTGATGCCTATCTGTATGAGACTGGAAGTGATTATGGATCTACTGTTTTAAATTTAGAGAAAAAACCACTAGTATCAATTTTAAATGGAAAAGATGCAAGATTATCTCCAGTAATTTTAGATGGCGAAATAACTGATATTAATGTTTTATATGGTGGTAGTAATTATTATTCAACTCCAGATATAATCGTAAATGGATCTGGAACTGGTGCAGTAATTCAACCCATCATTAATAATGGAATAATAACAGATGCAGTAGTTGTTAATTCGGGATTAGGATATACGAGCACTAATACATCAATTACTGTAGTTTCTTCTGGATCCAATGCTTCATTTGATGTCAGTATTAGATCATTAACAGTTAATAACAAATTTAAATATAATTCTGATGAAGTTATTAATTCAACAAATAATGGATTGCAGTATTTAGTATTTGGATACTCTTCTGGAATTAGAACTGCATTTAGTGATACTGATAAAACCAAACATTCTCCAATAATTGGATGGGCATATGATGGAAATCCAATTTATGGAGCATTTGGATATTCAGATCCACAAAATACATCATCATTAATTAAAATTTTAAAATCAGGTTATGCATTAAATACGAATTTAATAACTAATAGACCATCTGGATTTTCTGCAGGATTTTTTGTTGAGGATTATACATTTAATAACTCTGGCGATTTAGATGAAAGTAATGGAAGATTTGCAAAAACTCCAGAATTTCCAAACGGAGTTTATGCATATTTTGCAGGGATAACTACAAATCCTTCATTAAGTTCACAATTAATGAGCAATTTCCCATATTTTATAGGAAATAGTTATGCATCAAATTATATTACAGATAATTCTACCATAGATCAAACATTTGATTTTAACAATTCTAACTTAGTAAGAAATACTTTCCCATACAAGCTTAATGACCAATATGCAACTAATGATTTTATAATCGAATCTAGTGATATTATTAATCAACAATCAATAGTTGAATCCGTATCTGAAGGAAGCATAGACGATTTTGATATTCTGTATGGTGGTCAAAATTATAAAGTTGGGGATAGGGTTCAATTTGATAATTCTGGCACAAATGGAACTGGAGCAAGTGCTTCAGTTGATAGTATAATTGGAATTGACATTAATAATATTCAAACAAATATTCAAACATATGATAATTCAGTTCTTACATGGAAGGATGGAAATCAAGTTCAAGTAAATGTTTATCCATATCATAATTTTTTAAATGGGGATAATGTAGTAATTTCTGGATTATCAACATCTCTCGCAGGATTAAATGGTTTATACAGCGTTGGAGTAACCACATATTATGCGGTAACCACTCAATATATTCCAACTAATCCATCAAGTGGGATAGTTACAGACATTTATGTTTCTTCCATACCAAATAATTTATCTATTGGTAGTAGTATCTCTATAGGAGATGAATTTTTATCTGTTGTAAATATTTTCAATCCTCAAAATGTAATTAGAGTTAATAGAGGAATTTCTGGAACTGCATATACTAATTCTACACTTATAGAGTATATTCCAGATTCTTTTGTTTTTACAAAAAAATCAAATTATTTTGATTCTAAGTTAAATTATCAAGTATTCTTTAATCCAAAAGAATCGGTTGGTTATGGAGTAAGTGCAGGAGTATCAAGTTCAACTACATTTACATTTGCTGGAATAACATCATATTCTAGATCTATACCTTCACAGTCAATTTATATTGAAAATCATAAATTTTCAAATAATGAAAAAGTAATTTTATCATTACCTGATGTGGAATATTCTCCACTTTCAATATCAACTTCGTTTGGATCAACACCCTTTAATTTACCAATATCTGGTATTTCTACAGTAGTATACGTTACTAATAAATCAAGAAATACAATTGGCATTAAAACAACCCTAAACTCTTCAGAAGTATTTTTTGTTGGATTGGGAGTAACTTCAGATAGCTATTTTTATTCTTTAAATACAACATACAACCAAGTAACTGCAACAGCACAAAAAATACAAACTACGGTATCGACAGCATCTACTCATAATTTATCAAATAATGATTCTATTCAATTAGTTGTTAAACCAAATCTTTCAGTAGGAATTGGAACTTCAACCTCAGTATATGTAAAATATGATCCAATATTCCAAAAAGTAATTATTAATCCAATTGGATTCAGTAGCTCAAATGTAAATATCTCAAATAATACCATCAGTATTTCTTCTCATAATTTAAATACTGGAAATAGAGTAATTTATTCTGCTAATGACTCAGTTGCATCTGGTCTTTCTACTGGAATGTATTATGTTTATGAAGTTGATAGTAATAATATTCAACTATGCCAAACACATTATGATTCTCAAGTAGTTCCACCAAACATTATTTCTATTGCATCAACAGGTGGAGCATTGCAAAAAATAAATCCCATAAATCCACAAATTCAATCTATAAAAGATAATAATCTAGTATTTAATCTGTCGGATTCATCATTAGTTGGATATAATCTTAGAATTTATTTTGATAGTAATTTCAATAATGAATTAGTTTCAACCGGAACAACTAGTACCTTTAATGTCTCTAGAAATGGTACGGTTGGAGTTACTACAGATGCATCTTTAACAGTAAATTACACTCAAGATTTACCAACTACTTTATATTACAATTTAGAAAAATCTGGATTCATTAGTACTTCAGATACTAGTTTCCAAAATACATCACAAATACTATTTTCTGATAGTGTTTATAATGGAGATTATATTATTTCTGGAATTGGAACAACTACTTTCAATATTTCTCTTTCAAATGTTCCTGAGAATTTATACTATGATCAATCTCAAACTGATGTATTAAAGTATTCTACCAAATCATTAACAGCATCTGGATCAATTAATAGAGTTAAATTAATATCTGGTGGAGTAAACTATAAAAAATTACCTACTATTATTGGTTTTGCTTCATCTATTGGTAACGGAGCATTAATTAATCCAACATCAAAAACAATTGGAATTATAAAAAATATTTCTGTTTTAAATGAAGGATTTGAGTATTCTTCTGATAAAACATTAAAGCCAACAGCAAATATACCACAAAATCTAACATTAACTTCTTTTGATACAATTTCAAGTATTGATGTAGTATCTGGAGGAAAGGATTATCAATATGCACCCAATTTAATTTTAATTGATTCTACTTCTAGAAATCCAATTAATAATGGATTTTTAAAAGCAAATTTATTTGGAAATTCTATACATTCTGTAGACATTATAGATCCGCCAAAAGGATTATCTAAAGATGGTAATACCATAATTTCTATTAATAATTCTAATGGTTTAAGTATTAATAATGTTTATAGTTCAGCATCTGGAGTTGTTACCTGCATATTAGCAACACCAGTTCTTGGATTTAGTACATATTATAATCCAGTAGTTTCGATTGGTGATTCAATTTTTGTTGAAGGAATTCAAAAGTATAGTAATGATGGCGCAGGATTTAACTCAGCAGATTATGGATATAATTTCTTTACGGTAACAAATGCATCAACTGCTGGTGCAAACCCATTTCAATTTGAATATGATCTTTCTAACTTAACTTCCAATCCAGGAATTGCAAAAACATCTCAAGATTCTTTAGCATCTATAATTAAATATGATTCATATCCAGAATTTAATGTTATTCAAAAATCTTCCACATTTAAAATTGGAGAAAAATTACTCGTCGATGTAAATGGATCATTTATTGAACAAAATTTAACAGTAGTATCAAATACAAATCAAAATCTAACTGTTTCAGGAAAATATCAACATGATTTATTCGTAGGTACTATTATAAAAGGTAAAGAATCTGGATCTATAGCAACTATTCAAACAATTGCAGAAAATTATGGTAGATTTATAGTAAACTACTCTACAAAAAAAGATCTTGGTTGGAAAAATGAAATTGGAAAATTAAATCAAGATAGTCAAGTAATTGAAAATAGTGATTATTATCAAGATTTATCATACACAATTAAAAGTCCAATTCAGTTTAATGAGTTAATTTCACCAGTAAACAATCTTCTTCATACCAGTGGTCTTAAGAATTTTGCTGATGTTGGAATTACATCAAGTGCTCAAGGAATTAGTACTGGAATCACAAGTTCAATTGTTCTTTATGATATTATTGATCAAAATCGTGTTGATACCATCAATAATTATGATGTTGTAACTGATTATAATTTAATCAATAATTCTTCTAATTTTATAAAATTTAAGAATAAATCCTTACAAAGTTATATTACTTGTAATACAAATAGAGTTTTAGAAATTGATGATATAAGTTCTCAATTTTCTCATTTAGGTTTATCTGCATCAGATCAAAATAAAATTATAGAAATTACATCACAAAGTTATGATAGATTTTTAGTTCAAATTATTGATACAAATAAATCTCAATTCCAATTAACAGAATTAGTTACTTTAAACGATACTACAAATAATAATATTTTTGAATTAGAAAAAGGATCAATTTATAACACAAAAATTACAGATTTATCAGTATACACTGATCCATCAACTAGTAAATCTTACTTATATCTCAATCTCGTAAATCCATATGATTATGATTATGATATAAAAATATTGCAAAATAATTTTTATAATGGAATAATAGGTATTGGAACTACTTCAATAGGATTTATTAGTCAAGTAGCTACAAATAATACTGTAGCTTCTACAGCATCAACATCTTTTGTTTCAGTATCAGCAGCTAGTACTACTTCAATATTTTCAAATATTCAATTAATTGATACTGTTACCAATTTAATGAATTATGTTGAATTATATGTAACAACTGATGGAAATAATACTTATTTTACTGAATATTATTTTGATTCAAATGCAAGTTTATTTGGATCATATAATCCTATCGGAACATTTGGTGCTTCAATTTCTTCTGGAATATTATCTTTAAACTTTACAAATACTGGAACAAATACAGTCATCTTAAAATCTAAAAATATTGGATTTGGTTCAACATCTGCTGGTATTGGAACTTATAGATTTATACTACCTGGGCAAATGGAAGGGTATGAAAGAACTGTAAAATATCAATCAAATTTCTCAACAGTATCAACTGCATCCAGTATAGTTTCAGTAAATCGTTACGATACTTCGTCTATAAAATCAATAGTTCAAGTAAGTGTTGGATCTACAAATGTATTACATCAAGTAATGCTAATTCAAGATGGGAATAATACTTACGTTACTCAATATCCATATCTTTCTATAGGAAGCACTACTGGAATCGGAACTTTTGGTGGAAATTTTAATAGTTCTGATAATTTCAGTTTGATATTCTACCCCGATCAATCAATTAGTGGAAATATCAAAATTAGTGCATTTAGTGAATGTTTATATACTGATATTGATACTATTAATGTTCCATCACCTCTACAGTATGGTGCTATGATAGAAACAGTCAATACTGCACAATATTCTGGAGTTAACGGTAGTAGGATTCAAAGACTAGATTTTGATTTAAATTATCAAGGAACTCCAATATTCCAAAAAACATTTAATCCAACTGACAGTGCAGTATTGAATCCAGTAACTGGAGTGTTTACAATACCAAATCATTTCTTTAGCACAGGAGAACCTTTAAATTACTTACCTGGATCAACATTTATTGGCATTGGATCTACTTCTGTTGGAATTGGTGCAACATTAAATGTTTCTGGTGTTGTAACTACAATACTCCCACCTGTAGTTTACCCAATTAAAATAGATTCTAATAACTTTAAATTGGCAACAAGACCTGATTATGCTAATGTAGGAATTTATGTGACATTCACTTCCTATGGATTAGGAAATGCTCATTTGTTACAAATGAATAAGAAATTGGAAAGATCTATTATTTCAATTGACAATATTGTACAATATCCCATCACTTACACTTCAATAAATTATACTCTACAAAATAATGGTGGAACAGTAAGTGCTTCATCAACTACATTTGCATTAAGTGGAATTTCTTCAATTAAATCTGGGGATTTACTTCGTGTTGATAATGAATACATGAAGATACTTAATGTTGGAATTGGAACTACTAATATTGGACCAATTACCAATAGTGGTAGTGTTTCACTTGTAAATGTATCAAGAGGATCTGTGGGATCTTCTTCAACAATACATACAGATTCTACCATTGCAAGAATTTATAGAGGATCTTTTGATATAGTTGGAAAACAAATACATTTTATAGATCCTCCTATAGGAACATTATTGAATTCAGTAACTCCAGCAAATCTGCCACAACCAAAATCTTATTTTGAAGGTAGAGTTTATTTAAAACAGGATTATTCAACTAATACCCTGTTTGATGATATTTCTTATAAATTTACTGGAATTGGGCAAACATATACATTAACAACACAAGGAATTAATACTGTTGGATTAGGTTCAACTGGAAATGGAATTGTTTTCATTAATAATATTTTCCAAACCCCAACAACAGCAAATAATGTAGGCAATGATTATTCAATTATATCAAATAATAGTGTTGGAATTACAAGTATTATTTTTTCTGGTATTTCTTCAGATAATGGTTCTTTAATAACTTCAGTATATGATACTAACCAAAATCGTTTACCTAGAGGGGGAGTAATTGTTTCTCTGGCATCTAGTGGTGGTCTTGGGTATGCACCATTAGTTGGAGCTGCTGTCAGTGCGACTATAGATGCAAATGGAACAATAACTTCAATTGGAATTGGAACAACAGGATTGACCTATGGATCTGGATATTTTGGCAGTGTTTCTATTGGAGTAACAGATCCAACCCATGTTGGAAATAATTATGCCTCAATTACTGCTACTGTTGGTGTAGGTGGAACACTAATTTTTAATATTGGTGCTGGAGGAACTGGATATAATAATCCAGTCTTGCAAATACCTTCTCCTAGTTATACTAATATGCCAGTAATTGGAGTTTCTAGAGTTGGTTTAGGAACAACTACAACTACTGGAATTGGATTACTTTTAAATGTAAATGTTTCTGCAAGTTCAACTACTGGAATTGGATCAACATTATTCCAAGTAGATTCTTTCCAAATTACTAGAAATGGATATGCATTCCAAAAAGGTGATGTATTTACTCCAGTAGGATTAGTAACTGATTCGAGGATTTCTGCTCCTTTATCACAATTCAAGTTAACAGTAATTGATACTTTCTCAGATTCTTTTTCTGCTTGGAATTTCGGAGAATTAGATTATATTGATTCTATTGCAAATTTACAAGATGGTTCTAGAACTAGATTTCCACTTTATTATAATGGTAGTTTGTTAAGTTTCCAAACAAATATTAATAATATAGATTCTTTAAACATAGATTTAAATTCTTTATTGTTGATATTTGTAAATGGAGTTATTCAAAAACCCAATGATTCTTACCAATTCAATGGTGGTTCATCTTTTACATTCACTGAACCACCAATACCAGAGGATGATATTTCAATATTTTTCTATAGAGGAACCAGGGGAGTTGATAGTACTTTAAAAATATCTAATGAGACAATTAAAATTGGAGATGCTATACAGATTTTTAGTAATAATAATATTTTAGGAATTACTACAACACAAAATCAAAGAGCTGTCTACGATATTCCATCATCAGATAAAATTCAAACAAATGTATATTCTGATATTGGTATTGACCCCACAAATCTTAAACCATTAAGTTGGACTAAACAAAAAGTTGATTCTCAAATAGGTGGGCAATTAATTTATAAGTCAAGAGATTCTATTGAATCTTTGATTTACCCAACTGCAAAAATAATTAAGAATTTTTCATCAACAGATACTCAGTTATTTGTTGATGATGCAAACTTCTTCAAATATGAGCAAAATTTAAATTCTAGTATTACTGGATTATCAATTGATGGATTAATTGTAAGTGGTTCTGGAGATCCTGTTGCTGCTGCAGTGACTGCAATTGTAAGTTCAAATGGAACTATAAGTTCTTTAAGTATTGTAAATGGTGGTTCGGGTTATACTGGAAGCAGCGTTACAGTTAAAATATCAAAACCAAAAAGTATTGGTGTTGGTATCGGAACAACCGCTACTGCAACAATAACAGTTTCAAGTAGTGGATCTTTAACGACACCAATTACAATAACTAATTCTGGATTTGGATATACCACCCCCCCTCAAGTGATTACTCCATTACCTACAACTTCAAAAGAATATATTTCTGGAATAACAAATATATCAGGTTTTTCTGGAATTATAACTGGTATTGGAACAACATCTGGAACATCTGGAAATCCATTGGCACTTAAGTTTTATTTAAATTCTTCTGGAGATTTTTCACAATTATCTGTTGGGTATCCAATTTATGTTTATAATACAAGTGTGGGTAAAGGTGTTACTTCAATTGATAGTAATAATACTGCACGTGTTGGAATTGGCACTTCTCATCTTGACAATATTTACTATATTCATGCAATTAGTTATACTGGAGCAGGTAATACAATTGGAATTGTTACATCAAATATACTTTCCACAACTTCAGTGACTGGAATAGCAACTAATGGAAATTATGTAGGGCAATTTTCGTGGGGTAAATTATCAGGATTTAGTAGATCATCTTCTCCAATTTCTATCGCAGTAACTGGATTTACTATTAATTCTGGTTTATCTACATTTGCTTCTATTCAAAGAAGATCTTATGGGATTAGAGATACTGGGGCACTAAAATATACCAATATTTTCTAAATTTAGTCACACACTTAATATAAATATAGAAAAAACAATATTAATATGGCTTCAATTGTAACGGATCAATTTAGATTATTTAATGCTGATAATTTTGTAAACTCTGTAGAAAATTCTTCAAATTCTTACTACGTTTTTACGGCATTACCAAATCCAACAGGAACAACAATTACTGGATCATCTGTAGGATTTGGTAGAAGTAGTACTTGGGATCAAAATACTCCAAATCCCATTGATTGTAATGATTACATGAATGCATATCATGATCCTATGATGTTTGGGCAATCAATAAATTCATCAAATATAAGAAGAATAATAAAAAGAGTAGATTGGACATCGGGTTCAAGATATGAAATGTATCGTCATGATTATAGTATTCTTAATCCCTCCCCAGTAACTCAATCATATAGATTGTATGATGCAAACTATTATGTAATGAATTCTAATTATAATGTTTATATTTGTATCAATAATGGATCAAGTGGTATTAATACCACAGGAAATATTTCTTTAGACCAACCAACTTTTACAGATTTAGAACCATCCGCTGCAGGTACAAGTGGTGATGGTTATGTTTGGAAATATCTTTTTACAGTTTCTCCAAGTGATATTATTAAATTTGACTCTTTACAATATATTACAGTTCCTGACAATTGGAGTTCATCTACCGATGCTCAGATTACTGCAATTAGAACTAATGGAAATTCAACTTTAAATAATAATCAAATTAAAACAGTTTATATTGCGAATCGTGGAAGTGGGTATACAAATGTAACGGGGCAATCAGTTAATATTTTAGGAGATGGATCTGGAGCCACTGCTTTAGTTGATGTTGTTGGGGGATCTGTAACTAAAGTAACAGTAACTTCTGGTGGTTCTGGATATACATATGGAATTGTAGATCTTGGAGCAATAGCACCAAATCCATTTAATCCTGCAAATGCAGCAAAATTAATTCCAATTATTCCACCATCATTTGGTCATGGATATGATATCTATAAAGAATTAGGAACAGATAAAGTATTAGTTTATTCAAGATTTGATGATTCTACAAAAGATTATCCAATAGATACAAAATATGCTCAAGTTGGAATTATAAAAAATCCAACCTCATTTGGTTCGACCGCAGTCTTTACTAATAATTCATTTTCTTCTTTATATGCAATTAAAGTAAAATCTGGGTACTCTGGGATATTGAATGTTGGTGATATCATTTCTCAATCAATATCTGGTGTTGGAACCGCATATGGATATGTTGCATCTTTTGATACTCAAACCAATGTTATAAAATATTTTAAAGATAGATCTTTATATTTTAATCCTCTAACCGCAAATCAATCTGATTATTCTGGAGTTTCTGTTAGTGGAAAAGTTTTAAACTTTCAATCTACATCAACTCCAGTTGTAACTACTGGAGGTTTTTCTGGTTCTATTGATTTAACTTTTAGTGGAATTACAACCAATCCAACTGGAAATAATATAATTAATTTGAGTGCTAATTTTACTAATGGTCTTGCAAATCCAGACATAAATAAATCATCTGGGGATATAATTTATATCGATAATAGACCCACGATTTCAAGAAATTCTAGACAAAAAGAAGACGTTAAAATTATCCTGGAATTCTAAAAAATGGCACAAAAGACAAATCTTAATGTTAGTCCTTATTATGATGATTTTAATTCATCAAATAACTACTATAAAGTATTATTTAATCCAGGAAAACCAATTCAAGCTAGAGAATTAACAACTCTACAATCAACATTACAAGATCAGCTTGAAAAATTTGGTAGCAATACTTTTAAAAATGGTTCAATGGTTGTTCCTGGGGGAACTACTTACGATTCAAATTTTTGTGCTGTTCAATTAAATCCAACTCTTTATGGAGTTGATATTACAACATATATCAACAATCTCATTGGAATAACTTTAACTGGGCAATCTTCTGGGGTTACCGCCAGTGTTCAATATGTTCAACTTCCAAATAATGATGAAGTCAATAATATAACAATTTATGTAAAATATAGAAGTTCTGATAGTAATTTTGTAATAAATCCATTTCAAGATGGTGAACTTTTATTTGCACAAAACGATAATATTTCAACCACTTCTGGTACAGTAATTAATGCAGGAACTCCTCTCGTAGGATTAATTTCTTCCAATGCAACTTCAACTGGATCTGCAGTATCAATTGCAGATGGTGTCTATTTTATTAGAGGATATTTTGTAAATGTATCAAAGCAAACAATAATTCTTGATTATTATGATAATGTTCCATCATACAGAATTGGATTACTGATAGGAGAAGAAATTGTAACTGCTTATTCTGATAAGTCATTATATGATAATGCAAAAGGATTTTCCAACTATTCTGCACCAGGGGCAGATAGATTTAAAATAAATTTAACTTTAAGTAAAAAATTATTAACAGATCTTGATGATACTGATTTTGTTGAACTTTTTAGAGTTATAGATGGAAAAATTCAACAAACTCCAAGACCAAAAGATCCTAGCAACAATTTAAGAGATTATTTAGCAAAAAGAACCTATGACGAAGCTGGAAATTTTTCAGTAACTCCATATACAATTAAAATTCAAAATTCTTTAAATGATCTACTTGGAAATGACGGAATATATTTAAATAGTCAAAAAACTAATCAGGCAAATACACCTTCAAAAGATTTGATGTGTGTAAATATCTCTCCTGGTATTTCTTATGTAAGAGGATATGATGTTTATAAGGATAAAACAACAATTTTAGATTCTCCAAAACCAAGAGATACTAAAACAGTTAGTTTCGCAGAAATACCTTTTCAATTAGGAAGTACCTTTAGAATTAATAATGTTTCAGGTAACCCAGCATATAAAGCAAACATTGCCTTATATAATAATAGAAAGGGAACAAGTGTTCCCACAGGGCTTCAAATAGGTGATGCTAGAGTTTATATGATGAATCTAAATGATTCTGCAACTTCTGGTATTAATAGTTCTCCCGCAACTAAATGGGGATTATACTTATATGATATTCAAACTTATACACAATTAACATTAAATCAAACAGTTTCTAGTGCAGATTTACCATCTACTTCTTATGTGAAGGGGGTAAGTAGCGGAGCAAGTGGATATGCAACTGTATCGGGAAATGGTTTGGTAATTTTCTTAAGGCAAGTTTCTGGAACTTTCCAAGTAGGTGAACAAATTTTAATCAATGGATTAACACCAAATGTATCAAGAACTATATCTTCAATTAGATTCTTTGACACTAAAGATATAAAATCTGTTCATCAATCAACTGCAATTTCTGGATTCTCAATTGCATTTAGTGCAGACGTAAATTTAGAAAAAATAACTGCAACTGGATTTACTCCTACTGATTTAATTTCAATTGATCAGTCTGGTAACGTAACTTGCCCAGGAAGATTTTTCACTGGTATTACATCCGATACTGTAATTAGATATCAAAGACCGGGATTTACTACTGAAACTTTTAATAGGGTAATTTCAGTATCTCCAACTGGGCAGTCGATGACCCTGACTGGAATTTCTACAGTTTCAGGAGTTTGTGATGGTGCAGTTGGTTTTGGAGTTTCATCTGTAAACTTCTCAATTGGATCACTAGTCACTCAAAATAATGGTCCATTATATGCACAGTTACCAAATTCACCAATATCTTCAGTAAATCTAACAGGATCAAATATAACAGTTAGTTCTCAAATAACAAGTGTTACAAGTAGTGGTCTTGGAACAGTTACATTTAATTTATCAAATGTAACTGGAATAAGTAGTGCATTTTTCTTGCCATTTAATAATCAAAGATATTCAATTTTTTATTCAGATGGAACGACTGATACTTTAACATCAGACAAATTTTCTTTAAGTGGTAATAATGTAACAATTAGTGGTCTTTCTCCAAGTAAAACAATTGTTTCAATTAATTCAACTTTAATTAAAAATAATATTCAAAGTAGGATTAAGACTTTTACAAGAAGTCAAACTTTGAATGTAAATCTTTCAAAATACCCTCAATCTGGAACTGGAATAAACACTTCAGTAAATAATGGATTAACCTACAATCAATTTTATGGTTTGAGAGTTGAAGATGAGGAAATTAGTTTAAATGTTCCAGATGTTGTAAGTATTGTTGCAATTTACGAATCTCTTACTACGAGTGCTCCAACTTTAGATCAAATTACGTTCAATTCTGTTGCGAATGTTTCTAATAATGCACTCATTGGTGAAAATATTGTTGGTCAATCTAGTGGGGCAGTAGCTAGAATTGTTACAAAACCAAGTTCTAATATTTTAGGAATAGTATATTTAAATGCAAATAGATTTTCTTTATATGAAACTGTAACATTTTTAGAATCAAATATTTCTGCAGCATCTGTACAAGCAATTACTCCTGGTTTGTATAAAGATATAAGAAATAATTATAGTTTAAATAAAAACCAAAAAGACCAATATTACGATTATTCAAAAATAGTAAGAAATACCACAACTGGGGAACCATCACATCCATTATTAATTGTATATGATTATTATACAGTTCCATCAAATGATACTGGTGATTTATTTACTGTTTTGAGTTATGATAATCCAAGATATGAATCTGATATTCCAAATATTGGAAATAACAACGTAAGAGCATCTGATGTCTTAGATTTTAGACCTGCGGTTATTCCCTTTACGGGAATTTCATCTTCACCATTTGATTTCTCATCAAGATTCTTAACACCAAAAACAATTATTACTCCAAATGAAGGATCATTAATTGGATATAGTTATTATTTGGGAAGAATTGATAAAATAGTTTTGGATAAAAATGGAAATTTTGTTCTTTTAAATGGAACTTCTTCTGATAATCCATCTCCCCCATCAACTATTGATGAAGTAATGGAAGTTGCTACTATTACTCTTCCACCATATCTTTTTTATCCACAGAGTGCTTCAATAACTTATAGTGATAATAAGAGATATACGATGAGGGATATTGGAACAATTGATAATAGAGTTACAAATTTAGAGACTACAACTTCACTTTCTTTATTAGAAGTAAATACTCAAAGTCTTCAAATTCAAGATGCTCAAGGAAATAATAGATTTAAGAGTGGAATTTTTGTAGATAACTTCACTTCTACTTCATTTATAGATTCAACCTATTCAAATGCTCAAATAGATTCTAACAGCAAATTACTTACTCCAATTGTGAGTGTAAACAGTTTAGATAGTCAGATAGCACCTTCACTCAGTACCCCCGATGTTTCTTTAGATCTATCTACAGATTTTACTTTAATAGATCCAAATGTAGTTAAAAGAAGTAATACTGTTTTATTAAATTATAATGAAGTTCCCTGGATTAATCAACCATTAACTACACAAGTTGAAAATGTAAATCCTTTTAATATTGTTCAATATACTGGAAATATTACTTTATCTCCAGCAGCAGATTCATGGGTTACAACTGTAAATCTTGATCAAATATATGTTAATATTGATCAAAAGGTAAAAAAAGGTGATGGTCCTGGTCATGTTGTATATGTTGGAATTTCTAGTTCAGTTTCTTCTAGCACAGTATTAATTTCAAGTACAGATGATCTTTATATGAGATCACGTAATACTGAATTTAGAGCAAAAAATCTTAAACCAAGCACTCAATTCTATCAATTCTTAGATAGTGTTTCAGGAGTTGATTTTGTTCCCAAATTAGTTGAAATTGCAACAGATTCAACATTACAAAATTATGGATCAGTTGGAACATTCCAAGTTGGAGAGACTGTAATAGGAACATATAACAATAATAATTTAATTACGTTTAGAGTTGCTACTCCAAATCATAAAGAAGGTACTTACAATAGTCCATCTAGAACATATAATGCAAATCCATATGCACCATCTGAAAGTGTTCCTTCATCTTATAGTGCATCAAGTAAAATTTTAAATGTTGATACTTATGCTCTTTCTGCACAAGCACAAGGATTATATTCTGGATATCTAGTTCAAGGTATGCGATTAGTTGGTCAAACTAGTGGGGCAACTGCATATGTTAAAAATCTTAGATTAATTTCTGATGTATATGGAGATTTAATTGGAACATTTTTCTTAAGAGATCCTTTAACAAATCCTCCACCCGCAATAAGAATTTCAACTGGAACTAAAACTTATGTTCTTAACTCAAATTCTACAAATCTACCCCCAATAGCTGGAGATCAAACATTTTCTACTGCATCAGTTAATTATACATCTGCGGGAATTACTAGCACTTTCCAAACTACAGTAACTACTACAACTACTAATTATTATGTTGATCCAATTGCTCAAACATTTGTTGTCGGTGCAAATAATTCTTCAAGTCCTGTAAATGCAGTTCCAAATGATGTAAATGGTGCCTTTATAACTTCAGCCGATATATATTTCTATTCTAAAGATTCGGGGAATGCACCAGTTACTTTGGAAATTAGAACAGTTAATAATGATAATGGTACACCTACTGCAACAGTTCTTGGAAGATCTAAAACATTAACTCCAGATTTAATTAATATCCCTACGAATATAGTAAGAGATAGTCAACAAAATATTACTTCAGTAACTCCAGTAGCAACAAACTTCAAGTTTGATTATCCAATTTATTTGGCTCCTGGCAATCAATATGCACTTGTCTTAATATCACCAAATAGTGATGCTTATGAAGTCTTTATCGCTGAAATGAACAAATCTACCTTTAATGGTCAAAACTTTAATCTGGGGCAAGGTGGAGTTTACTCTCAACAATATTCTCTTGGAAGCTTCTTTAGATCTCAAAATGGTTCTCTTTGGACAGCGAACCAATATCAAGATATGATGTTTAAGTTGTATAAAGCAGATTTCTCTTCTTCTATGAATGGAACTGCATATTTTTATAATCCAACTTTAGATACTAGTAATGGTTATGTTACAACTTTAGATGCAAATGCAGTTACAACTTTCACAAGAAACTTAAGTGTAGGAATTACAACTGTTACTAATTCTTCCATGATTGGTATTCTTACTACAGGAAGAAAGGTTAGTGATTCTTCAAAAATTTATAATTATGGAAATATTGTAAATACTGGTGGTGCAGCAGCAACTATTGGAATTACAACTGGAGGTATTAATTACACTACACAATCAAACGTTTCAACTTATGCTCTTACTGGAAATGGATCTGGTTTAACATTATCAATAAGTGGAGTTGGAACAATTACTTCAGCAACCATAGTTAATGCAGGAAATGGATATGTTGCAGGAGATATTGTCGGTATTGTAACTTCATCTGCTGGTGGAACTGGAAATGGATCTCAAATTACAGTTACAACTATTAGTGGTGTTGACACTTTATATCTTTCAAATGTTCAAGGAAATTCATTTACTTCTGGTCAAAGTTTAGTTTATTATAATAATAGTGGATCTCCAATTTCTCTAGCTTCAACTACAATCAGGTCTTCTACTGTAACGAGTGGATATAATACTGGAACATTTATTGGTGTAAATCATTTTGATCATGGAATGTATTCAACTTCAAATTATGTTACACTCAATAATGTCAAATCAAATGTATCTCCAACAACACTTACGACTGGATTATCAGCTTCTGCTACTTCAATTTCAATTGCAAGTACCAGTAACTTTACAACATTTGAAGGAGTTTCCATTGGATCTACAAATCCAGGATATGTTAAAATTGATAACGAAATAATTAAATATACTACAGTTGGAGTCAATCAATTGAGTGGAATTACTCGTGGAATAGATTCTACATTAGTTCAATCACATGATAATTCTTCTCAAGTTTATAAGTATGAATTAAGTGGTGTTTCTATAAGAAGAATTAATACTACTTTTAATATTGATAGTATCTATCCTTCAAGTAATGGATATTATTTACAAGTAGGAATTAGTACAAATGGAATTGATAGAAGTTCCGACAATATTGGAGGAAGCAATTGGCCACAATTAGCATTTAGTAATCAATCATCTGATGGTGGAGATCAAATTACTGCAACAAGAAATATTCAATTTGATTCTTTGGTTCCAAATTATGCAATTATTACTCCAGGATCATCTACTTCTGCTTCAGCATCTATTAGAACTGTTAGTGGAACTAGCATGGGTGGAAATGAATCTTCATTTATTGATCAAGGATTTGAACCAGTACAATTGAATGTTTTAAATAAACTATCAACAACTAGAATAGTTTGTTCAAAAGTTAATGAAACTAATTATTTGAGTTCTTTGCCAAGAAATAAATCATTTACAACTGCGATTAATTTATCAACTACTGATAATAATTTATCTCCGGTAATTTATCTGGATAATGCAACTACAGAGTTCCATAGTAATCGTGTTAATCAACCAATTACAAACTATTCTTTAGATGGTAGAGTTAATTCATTTAACTATGATCCAAATGCTGCTGTATACGTTTCGGTTCCAATTAACTTAGCACAACCAGCGAGAGGGTTGAAGGTTATTATTAGTGCCTATAGAGATGCTTCTGCAGATTTTAGAGTTTTATATAGTTTGATAACTTCAAATGTATCTTCTGTCAATCAATCATTCTATTTGTTCCCAGGTTATGATAATCTTAGAGATACAACTGGTGATGGTTATGGAGATACTATTATTAATCCAGCAAATAATGATGGATTGCCAGATGCTTTTGTTCGTTCAAGCAATAGTGGAGAATATTTGGAGTATCAATTTACTGCAGATAATCTAAGTTATTTTAATGGATATAGAATTAAAATAGTTATGACCGGAACAAATCAAGCATTATCTCCAGCAATAAAATCAATACAATCAATTGCAATTTTATGAGAATTCCTGTAGAAGGTTATCCAAATCTTTATAGAGATTCAGAAACTGGTGCTATAATTAATTGTGATACTAATGCATATTTTAATTATTTAAATTCAGTTTCTAGAAAAGAAAAAGAAAAAATGGAAATTGAAAATATGAAAAATGAAATTGGTGAAATTAAAAGTTTACTCAGACAATTGCTAGAAAAAAATGAATCCAAATAAAATAGAATTAGAAAATATTTCTAAACTTTTTGAATACGAAAAAATTTCTAGAGAAATAGATTCGTGTAATGATATAGATGAACTTAAAAATATTGCAAAATCCTATGTGAAACTTTTTCTAAAGCAAGAAGAAACCATTATTTCTTTAAATTTTAATCCTCAAATATAAATACTTATTAGGTATACTCTGATATAGATGGCCGCCGTATACGTTAGCAATATTGTTATTAATGTGGGTACGGATTTTAATCAAATTTTTATACTTGATGATTCTAGTACTAATTCTGCATTAAATCTTACTGGTTATGGTGTAAGTTCTCAAATGAGAAAATATACCAATAGTTCTACTGTATACAATTTTAATACGTCAATACCAAATCCAACTGAAGGAACAGTTCAAATTGAATTAACGACATCAGTGACTTCCAAAATAAAACCGGGAAGGTACTTATATGATATTGTTGTTATTGATACTAATAATCAAAAAACTAGAGTAGTTGAAGGCATGGCTCTTGTAAGAGAGGGGGCAACTCATTAATGCCAGATATTAAAGTAAGAGTAGGTCAACAAAATGCCATTAAGGTAATTTCCAGTATATCTGGAGTTGCCAATTCTATTACACATGTAAATACTTCAGATGTTGCTAGTTATGCATATGTTGCTGGAATTTCTACTAATGTAATAGGTGGAGTTGGTATATTATCTTCATTCCAAGTAACTGGAGTATCCACTTTTTATGGAAATGTAAATTTTGATAATAATACGACTTTTTTAAATCCAATTAATTATGCATATGGAATTTATAATGGCCCAAATGGAATAGCATATTTTAATAGTAGTGGAAATTTAGTATCATCCCCAAATACAAATTCTTACCAATCAAACAGTAGCTATATTCTTACAGTCGATAATTCAGGTAATCCTATCTGGACAGATACTATAACAGGAGGAACTTATTAATGTCTAAACCAGCAAGTCGCCAAGATCTTATTGACTACTGTTTAAGGCGTCTAGGATACCCTGTATTGGAGATTAACCTTGATGATGATCAAATAGATGATTTAGTAGATGATGCTCTTCAGCTCTTCCAGGAGAGGCACTACGATGGCATTGAACGCATGTATCTTAAGTATCAAGTTACTCAAGATGACATTAATAGGGGTCGTGGTCTTACCATGACTGCAGGATCAGTTTCTAAAACAGGAGTTGGAATAGTCACTACTACTGGAACTTCTAATATTGTAGGAACTGCAACTACATTTAGTTTTTATGAAAACTCAAATTATATTCAAGTTCCTGATAGTGTAATTGGAATTGAAAAAGTATTTAAATTTGATACTAGTACAATTTCTGGTGGAATGTTTAGTATTAAATATCAATTATTTTTGAATGACTTATATTATTTTAACTCTGTTGAATTACTTCAATATTCAATGGTTAAATCATATCTTGAAGATATTGATTTCTTATTAGAAACGGATAAACAAGTTAGATTTAATATTAGACAAGGTAGATTGTATCTAGATATTGATTGGGGATATGCTCCTGTCGGAACATTTTTTATTATTGATTGTTATCGTATTTTGGATCCAAATACTTTCACTAAAGTATATAATGATCGTTTTCTAAAAAGATATCTTACTGCACTTATGAAGAGGCAGTGGGGTCAGAATTTAATTAAATTTAAAGGAGTAAAACTTCCTGGTGGAGTTGAATTAAATGGTAGAGAAATCTACGAAGATGCTCAAAGAGAAATAGATCAAATTATGGATAGAATGTCTATGGATTATGAAATGCCCCCATACGACACGATTGGATGATAAAAAATGGCTCTTAATCCCTATTTTCTTCAAGGATCGCCAAGTGAACAAAGACTAGTTCAAGATTTAATCAATGAACAGTTAAAAATTTTTGGTGTAGAAGTTATCTATATTCCAAGAAAATTTGTAGATAGAAAAACTATCGTAAAAGAAGTTACTGCTTCAAAATTTAATGATAATTTTGCTATAGAGGCTTATGTGAATAGTTATGAAGGATACACTGGAGGTGGAGATATTTTATCGAAATTTGGAATGAGTTTACGAGATGATGTGAGTCTTATCATTTCCAGAGATCGATTTGAAGATTTTATAGCACCATTTTTGGCATCCATGGATACGGATGAGATTATATTGGCATCAAGACCTAGAGAGGGTGATATTGTTTATTTTCCACTTGGTCAAAGATTATTTGAAGTTAAATTTGTTGAGCATGAGCAACCATTTTATCAACTTGGAAAACTTTATGTTTATGAATTAAAATGTGAACTCTTTGAATATGA